TATGTGTCCGGCGACCCTCTTGTGAAATTCAAGGGCGTCAACGGCTGCAATCGCTCCGCGACCTACAACATGACCGACAAGACCTGGACCTTCGACGACATGCCGTCCATCTTCTCGTTCGACGATGGTCCTGTCTCCAACCTGCTGACCTACGACACTGTTACATCCTCCTATGAAGACATGGGCGGCTCGTATCAGGATCAAGAGGACGGCGGCAAGCGGATCACCGTTGCTGTAGGCGAAGGCGACGCTGCGTATGGCCTCCAGCCGACGCTGTATGCGTTCGACGTTTATGGTGCAGGCTCTGTCGCTCCGTATCCAGTCGACGCTAACGCCACGGCTCCCGCGTATCTTGAGCGCACAGGCATCGACCTCGACGAACTCGGTGTCGACCTGAAAGCCTACAAGCTCCTCCGCACCGTCTATCCGCAGGCGCGTGTGAACACAGGAGGTGGCAACATGCTGCAGATCGCCGTTGGCACTTCTGACGACACGAACAGCACCGATGCGACCTACGGAGACTGGCAACCCTACGACGGCCAGCAGTTCTACAAGATAGACGTGAATGCTGCTGGTCGATGGCTGGCAATCAAAATCCAGTGGAATGACTACCGCGACTTCTCGATCACAGGCTTCGACCTTGATCTGATGACGACAGGACACCGCTGATGGCAAACACCGTCACTTACGTTCCGCGACCGATGCCCACGTTGGGCGGTGACGCTCTCTTCCTGCAACAGGAATTGGCGGCCATCTCTCAGAGCATCAAAACCATCGTCAGGGAAATCGAGACGCTTAAAGCTCTCCTGACGGCGCATGGAATCACATGAACGACTTTGAGTTTGTCGGGCGGTCTACAGCACATGAGACCCCCGACTACTCTTTCGTCCTTGACGAGTACAGACGACCTGATGGTGCGCAGTTTCTTCTCGCGCACCTGACGTTCTCCCGCTTCACACCCTCGGTGTTCAAGAAGCTCCTGTGCGAATGGCGAACCTTTAGAAGGCACACCACTGCACCCCTCTTCGCTTGCCCTGAGCATGACGACGAGAAGTGGCACAGGTTCGTCACTCGGACAGGATGGAAGTATCTTCTTCACATCAAATGCAACAACGGAGCCGTGAGGCCCCTCTACATTCATAGGACCCCATGTCCCTAGGACCTTCCACCGACAAATCGGAAACGTCGCAGACGTCCCCTTGGGGCCCGCAGGCCGACGCGCTGACGCAAGCCTTCCAGCAGGCGCAGAATGCGTACACTCAGACGCAGAGCGGCAGCGCTCCCAAGCTTCCGACCGACTTCACTGCAGGCGCTAACGCGAACCAGCAGAACACCTACCAGCAGGCCATCGACTTCTCGAACGGCAACGCAGGCACTGCGCAGGGTCAGATCGGCGCAGGCCAGACCGCGATCAACAACGGCAACAGCGGCATCACCGGTGCGCTCGGGGGCCTGCAGAGCTTCAACTCTGTCAACTCGAACAACCCGCAGTCGCTGATCGACGCCGCCAAGAACTATGCGTCCGGTCAGGACATCCAGTCGCAGGTTAAGCAGGCGATGCAGGGCGCGACCGAACAGGCGCGCGACGTCACCATGCCCGGGATCGAGATGGCTGCAGCCCGCAGTGGCAACAGCAACTCCTCACGTGCAGGTATCGCGGACGGTCTCGTCCAGCGCGGCCTCGCAGAGCAGTCGGCCAACCTCTCGGGCACCTTGCAGTCGCAGGCGTTCCAGAACGGCCTCACGCTCGCGCAGCAGCAGGCACAGAACAACAACGTCAACAACCTGACGGCGCTCAGCCAGCAGGGCAACCTCGGTGTGAATTCGCTCAACAGCGGAAACACTGGCGTCAACAACGGCGTCACCAACGAGAGTGGCGTGCTTAACATCGGCAACGGTGGCGGCACGGGCCAGCAGAACGCAACGCAGGCCAACCTGACGAACCAGCTTCAACAGTATCAGCAGGGCCAGACCGCGCCCTACACGAGCCTGCAGCAGCTTATGGGCATCATCGGCTCGCAGAACTGGGGCAGCAACTCGACCGGTACGTCGCATACTGAAAGCGACCCGGGCGTTCTTGGCGTCCTTGGTGGTCTGCTCGGCACCGCAACTGGCGTGAAGAAACTCTTCTAACATGGCAGACAACACCTCAGCGTGGATGGACTTCGCCCAGCGCCCTTACGATGAGGGTGGTCTGGGTCTCGCCAAGCATCAAGCTGCGGGCATCGTTGGCAACCTCGCGAACGAGAGCGGCAGCGGTATCCCGGCTTGGGGCCCGACAGGCGACAACCGTACGGCATGGGGCTCCGCGCAGTGGCGCGAAGACCGCCTCGACAGTCTCAAGCGCATGTATCCCGACACGTATCAGACGCCGGAAGCCCAGATGGCTTTCATGCGTCACGAACTCGATACGACGCACAACGCTGCTTACAAAGCGATACAGGCGGCCGCCTCTCCCGAGGAAGCTGCCCGTGCCTTCAACGCCAAGTACGAAATCTCTGCGGACACCTCGGGTCGACGTGCTGCCTCAGCGCGCCAGATATACGGCGGTCAAGACCTCGCGGACACTGGCGCTCCAGGTATCAGCTACACACAGAAAGGACCGGGCGTGCCCGCACTAAGCCCCGACAATACCATGGGCCCCGGCGCTCTCTCTGCTCAGCCTCAGGACCCTTGGGACCGACGCGCAGAAGGTATCTCGCAGATCGGCGCATCCATCGCAGGCATCGTCAATCCGGCGCAGGCCGCTGCGATCAATTCAGCGATCACGGCTGACCACACGGACGCGAACACCAAATCGCAACAGTCGCTCATGGCCAAGGTCTACGCTCAGCGTATCGCCAAGGAGCAGCAGGGTTCGTGGTCCAGCCATCCGTTGCAGAACGGACAGGTGCTGCAGACGAACACCAACGGCCAGACGCGCATGCTCGATGGCAACTACGGTAAGGATTCGGACACAACGCAGGCTCCGCAGATGGTCCCCACGTGGGGTGACACCTCCAAGCTCGGCGCTGATCCGACGAAGATCACGCCTGAGCAAGAGAATGCGTACTACGCGACTATGCAGCCGTCGCAGGCGGCAATGGTGAAGGGCCTTCTCGACAACACGTTGGTCCTGCCGAAGAACGCTATGACTGGTAAGAACAGTCCTTATCCGGCCGCCTTTGCCGCTGCTAAGCTGATCGACCCCGGCCTCGATCCTACCGTCTATGACGCACGTGTTGCGGGACAGAAGGACATGGCGACCAAGGGTGCCGAAAGCGCCCGTGCGTTGAACCAGACCATCGCTCACCAAAGTGAAGCGTTGATTGGTGCAATGAAGGGTCTGGGCAATGGCGACACGCCTATCTGGAACCGCGTTAAGAATGCGTGGAGCGAAGAAGTCTCTGGTAGCGGTGCTGTCCCCGGCTTCCGAACTGCCGCGCACGCGGTGGTCGACGAACTTGGCAAGGTCTTCAAGCAGAACAATCTCTCCGACACGGAAATCCGTAAGTGGGAAGAGAACCTTCCTCCCAGCATGTCACCCGCTCAGCAGCGTGAACAGATCAAGCAGTTCAACACGCTGATGCACGGTGCAATGGGGGCGCTGGAAGACAAACGTAAGACGCAGATTGGCGCACGCGCTGCTGCTCGACTTCCGCCTCTTCTCAGTGCGGAAGGCGCGAAGGGTCTCCAGAAGCTGGAAGAGTTCTCGGCTGAACCTAAGGCTGCGGCTCCTACCGACAAACGTCCCTCGCTGGACAGCATCTTCAACTAAGGAAAACTGAATGGCCGACGTAACAGCGGACCAAATCTCGCAGGCCCGCGCGGCTGGCTATTCTGACGACGAAATCGTGAGCCACCTCGCGTCCAAGGCACCTGAGAAATTCAAGGCTGCAAAGGACGCGGGGTACTCTGCCGGTGAAATCCTCTCACACTTCGGCTCTGCCAAGACGGCTACCAAGCCAACTACGGCGGCTCCTGAAGTGTCCGAAGAACCTAGCATTATTTCGGACATAGCGTCTGGTGCACGGCACGGCTACAACGAAATGGTTCGAGGCGTACAGTCCTCACGTAAGAATATTCTCGGCAGCGACGTCAACGACGCGCCTGTCGACCCTGACTACAAACCTGCAAACGTCACCAACGGCTCGTGGAATCCGCTCAAGTGGAGCCCGCGCCAGATACCGAAGCTCGTCGCTGAGCAAGCGCCCCTCGCTGCTACGTCAGCGGTTGGTGCGGCAGTAGGTGACCTCCTCAGCCCGGTTGGTGCGGTCGTAGGCGGCCTCGCGCCCCTTGCGCTCTCCTCGGCTGGCGACAACGTCAAGCACCGCGCAGTTGCCCGTACGGGTGACCAGAACGCAGTCCCGAACGACGAAGACAAAGCCATTGGCATCGGCACCACGCTCGCTGCAGCCGTCCCCGGCTCGATCATGCATGCTCCCGGTATCGGGAATGCGGTCGGCGCTGGCTTGAATGGCCTCGGTCGTGTGGCGACCAACTTGCTCACTCGCGGTGCCGTAGGCGCTGGCGGCGGCGTAGCGCAGAACGCTATCACGCAGGCTGGCACCAAGATCGGCACCGACGAACCCTTCGACCCTGCGCAGCTTCCTGAGGCTGCAGTCGGAGGCGCAGCAAGCGTCTCGCCTCATGTGCTCCCAGCCGTCGCTGCAGGCGCTCGTGCTATCCGCATGGGCAAGTACAACGCCGACCCGGAAGCTGCGGCCAACTATGCCACGCGCTTGCAGAACACTGGCCTAGACCTCGCGAACATTCACGAGGCGGCACAGGCGCATCAGAAGGTCATGGCTGACACCCACGGCGAGCTTAAGGCCGCCTTGGACAAGGTCGCGCAGCAGAAGACGCTGTCTCCCGAAGAGGCGAACGCAATCGCCTCCGTCCGACGTGGTGACCAGATCACCCCGAAGGACATGGAGCACCTGACGACCGCAACGGCCAATGCTCCCGATGGAGCCAACGCTCACTTCCTCGCTCGCGCGCTGAAGACCGGGCAGCAGGCTCAAGAGGAAGGCTCGTTCGATCCCAAGACCGGCTGGCAAGGCTCCGCTACTGGCGGAATGAAGAACGTCGTGCGCGGCGTCTTCAACCCTTGGCACATTGGCGGCACGATGGCAGGCCTCGGCGCGCTCGCGTTCGGGATGCCTCACGTGTCTGGTGCAGTCGGCGGCGGCCTCATGGGCGGCCTCGGTATCGGCCTCGGTGGTGCACGTCTCCTCGACAGCATCACTGGTGGATCACGACCGGCGGCAAACTTCGCCAAGACGTTCGCAGATCACAACGCACAGCTACGCATGGGCGCGACGCCTCCTCCGGTCCCGCAGCAGCCTCCTCCGCTGCCGCAGCCGACCAACGCACCTTGGGGCCCTCGGCCTCCTGCGACTGGACCTACGGGCCCGCAGGTTGCTCCTCCGGGTGCTCCTCCTCCTGCCGCGCCTCAGTTCAATCCGATGGCGCTGCAGATGCTGAAGAAGCAACTGGCGACACCTTTACCTGGTGCACCCGCGCCCCCGGCCCCTGCGGCCCCTCAAGTGCCCGAGTTCAACCCGATGGCACTGCAGATGCTGAAGCAGAAGCTGAAGGCAGGCTTGCCGCCTGAACCACAGCCTGAAGCGCCGCCGCCCCCGGCACCGCCTGCCAAACCGGACATCAGTCCGATGGCGCTCGCGATGCTGCAGAAGAAGCTCAAGGCAGGCCTACCGGCTCCTGAGGCTCCTCCGGCTGAAGCTCCGCCTGCGACTCCCGCAGCGCCCGAGTTCAACCCGATGGCGCTCTCGATGCTCAAGCAGAAGCTGAAGGCTGGTCTCCCGCCCGAACCGGGTGCGGAGAATGCGGCGCCTGCTCCTGCGATGAAAATCAGCAAAAGCAATGGCAAGGTGAAGACTGAGGCCCCCAAGGCTGAAGAGGCACCGAAGGCCAGCGCGTACGAACCGCTCGACGATGCTCAACTGTATCCTGCGGACATCTCTGCGAAGGCTTATGCCGTGCATGAGGCGTCGGCTTACGGTGCAAAGAGCCCGAAGTATCTCGCTAAGGCTGAGCACTCTGCACAGAAGCGTATCAACGCTGAGCAGACACTGGTCTCGCAGTATCCCGAGTTCTCGCACGCCATCAAGGGACTGGTTCGCCAGCTTCACAAGATTGGCTCGAACACGAAGGAACGCGACAAGGCTGTAGACCACTACTCGGACTTTCTATCGCCCGAGGCGGCTGCAGCAGTCCAGAGCGCCTTCAAGTAAGGAAGACAAATGACCGACGACGTGAGTGAGAAGGCTTCGGTCTTCTCGCTTGCGGCGAAGGCTGCGTGGCAAGACGAAGATTTCCGCATCAAGATGAAGCTGCGGGACATGCAGCTAAAACTCGACCGCAAAATCGACCCACAGAAATTCAAACGCACTGGCGTCCCCAACGGTTCTACTCGCGCGAAAGCCGAGAAGAAGTGGGCGAAAGCTCGTGCGCTTGCAGACAGGTTTATCCAGATCATGACCGACACTGGCCAGCTTGCCCCCGAAGAGGACCGCGTCCTCGACGCGAATGGCGAGTGGATCACTATTCCCAACGACGAAGCTGCGATGGCCAAAGCAGCTTTGCGAGAGATGTTCATTCTCGCGGTTGGCCCGACCGAACAGAAGACCAAGGTATCAGCCGCCAACACTGTGCTCGCCTATACGAAGTCGAAACCTGAGAGCAAGTCCAAGTTGACGCTCAGCAAGGCCGAAGACTTCCTCGACGAGATTTCTGGTGACTGAGTTATCCGACAAGCAGAGGGCGGCGCGCAAGCGCCTCCTCGACGACTTCGAATTCTACGCTGCCAAGTGTGTGAAGATCAGAACGAAGAAGGGTAAGATTGCCCCACTCGTTCTGAACCGAGTGCAGAAGCGCTTCCTTGAAGAGTTGCTGCAGCAGTGGGAAGAAACAGGAAAGGTCCGGTTCGTCGTGCTCAAGGCACGTCAGCAGGGTCTCTCCACCGTCATCTCAGCATTCCAGTATTGGTGGTTGTCTCAGCGCAAGGCCCAGAAGGGTCTCGTGATGGCGCACGAAGGCGACAGCACCACGGCTCTGCTCGATATGTATCGACGCATCCACGACAACGTCCCTGACATCGTCCGTCCGTCGACGAAGTATCTCTCGCGTAACGAGTTGAACTTCGACAAGCTCGACAGCGGCATGCGCGTTGCTACGGCAGGTGGCCGAGGCATCGCACGCGGCGAAACGCTTACGTTCGCGCATCTCTCTGAGGTGGCGTTCTGGCCCGTCGCATTCGCTAACACAAACTTCAACGGTCTAGTGCAGGCCATCCCCGAAGAGAACGACACGTTCCTCTTCCTGGAGAGCACGGCACAAGGTGTGACCGGCAAGTTCTACGAGATGTATCAAGGCGCAGTTCGCCGCGACCATCTATGGAACGGGTACGAGGTGTTTTTCAGCGCTTGGTTCGAAACGGATGAATACCGTGAGACCGCGCCCGCAGACTTTGTGCGAACACCCGAAGAAGAAAAGATGATGGAGCTATTCGCTCCGCTTCTGAACTCCAACGACCAACTCTACTGGCGGCGTAAGAAAGTCGCGACCAGCGGTCTCGATCTGTTCAAGCAGGAATACCCGTCGACCGCCGAGGAAGCCTTCCTTAGCACTGGCCGACCAATATTCAACACCGAGAAGCTCAACGAGCGGCTGCAGAAAGCCAAGGCCAAGCCTCCGCTCAAGCAGATGACCGTCGCCGTCAAGTATGATCAGAAGACAGGCCAAGCCCTGCCTCTGCGCGTGCTTGAAGAAGACCGTCGTGGTGAGCTTCTGATCTATCACGAGCGCTCAGACAAAGAGACGTACACCATTGGTGCTGACGTCGGCATGGGCATCCGTGGCGGCGTGAAGGGCAAGAAGGAAGGCGACAGCAGTGTCGCACAAGTCCTAGACAGCAAGCGAAGGCAAGTGGCCGTCTGGCGTGGAATCATCCACCCCGACGAGTTCGCGAAGGTCCTCATCGCTCTCGGCTATCACTACAACAGCGCCACCATCGCTCCTGAGCGCAACAACCACGGTCTGGTGACATGCGTCGCCCTGCGTGATGCGAACTATCCCTACCTCTACACAGAGCAGCCTGAGGGCACTTTGGACGAGAGGGACAGCATCAACCTCGGCTTCTTCACTAGCGAGCGGACCAAACCCCTGATCATCGACAAGCTGCGCGAACTAGACCGCGACGGCGGCATCGAGATCAACGACCCCACGACCCTGCAGGAGATGATGACGTTCGTCGTCACCGAGGCCGGGAAGATGGAGGCCGAGGGTGGCACTCACGACGACACGGTCATGGCGCTCGCAATCGCAGCGTACGTCTCCGAGGACGTGTGGACGCCGGTCGAAGTCACCGACGACTACTACGTTCAAGCCATCTAACAAAGGAAACCTATGGCGACAACTCGCCCCCTAAGTCCCGAGGATATTGTCGCCCGGGTCTCCCAGAAGCAGATGACCGCTTCAGGCTTCTACGACTCGCGACTGGCGCTTGAGCGCACGCGGGTCACGAAGTATCTGAACGGGGAGCTTCCTCGGCGCACCAACGAAGGCTCGTCCTCGTACGTGGCCAGCGACGTTTACGACAGCGTCGAGATGATGCGCGCTCAGTTGCAGGAGGTGTTCTCCGGTGGCGAGCAGATTGCGCAGTTCGACCCCGACCAGTTCATGAATGCTGCCAACTGTCGCGTTGCGACCGAGGCGGCTCGCTACGTCATCTATCGCGAGAACGACGGCTTCAACATCTTTGGCAGCGCCATCTATGACGGGCTCGTCGCTCGCGCAGGCGTGGTCAAGGTGTTCTGGGAAGAGAAGTTCAAATACTCGGACGAAGAGTTCGAGGGTATCAGCCAAGAAGACGCGACGGCTCTCGCCTCGCACGACGAGGTCGACACCTTCGACGCCGAGGAGCAGCCGGATGGCACCTTCAAGGGCACCCTCACGCGCAAGCAGGACGTCTCCAAGGTCACCATAGTCAACATTGCTCCCGAAGAGTTTCTGATCGAGAGCATCGCGACGTCCATCGACAAGGCGGTCTATTGCAGCCACCGCACGCCGAAGACGAAGGCTGAGCTTATCGAGATGGGTGTAGACCCGAAGCTCGTTGCGTCCCTTCCGGCCGATGACGCTCGGGCCCTGATGTTCTCTCCTGAGGTTCTCGCGCGCACTTCGCCTACTCGGCAGAACGACGTCTCCGACGACCCGATACAGGACGAACTCGAATACATCGTCTACTTTGAGAACTTCGTGCGTATGCAGATCGACCCCAGCAAGGGCGTCCGTCTCTACAAAATCTGCATCGCTGGCGACAAGCTGCTCTATCCGCCTGAGGAAGTCGACAAGGCTCCCTTCATCGCGTACGTGCCGCTGCCGGTCTCGCATGTCTTCTACGGCAACAACTTTGCACAGCGTGTGATCCACACCCAGAACGCTCGAACCGTTCTCTTCCGTGGTGTGCTCGATCACACCGCCATCACGACTAACCCGCGTTGGGCTGTGGTCAATGGCGGTCTAATGAACCCACGTGAACTCTTAGACAACCGGCTCGGCGGCGTCGTTAACGTCAGGCGACCGGACAGTGTGCAGCCGTTCCAACAGGCCAACCTGAACCCGTACGTCTTCAACGTGCTGGGTATGCTGAACGACAACAACGAGAAGTCCACGGGCATCTCTGCGCTGTCGCAGGGTCTCGACAAGAGCGCCATCTCGACCCAGAACTCCAAGGGTCTTGTGGACACGATGATGAAGGTAAGCAGCATCCGCCAGAAGATCATGGCGCGCAACTTCGCTTACAACTTCCTCGTCCCGCTCATGCTTGAAGTCGTGCGTCTGCTCATCCTGAACCATCAGGACGAGAAGATCATCGAACTCGCCGGTCAGCCTATTGGGTTCACGCCCAAGCAGTGGACTGAGCGTACGTCGTGCACCGTGTCCGCTCACCTCGGTTATGGTGAGAAGGATCAGGCCGCCATGGACCTCATGCAGGGCTATGAAGGCATGGCTAAGGACCCCGGCTTGGGCAACATGTTCGGCCAGAAGGGCCGCTACGCAATGCTCAACGACATCGCGAAGCTCAAAGGCTTCACGAACTTCAACTCGTATCTCGATCCCAACGCACCGCCTCCGGGTCCCGACCCGATCAAGATGGGTGAACTCCAGGTCAAGCAGCAGACCGCTGCGACGGCCGACAAGGCTCTCACCATCAAGCAGGCCGATGCCAGCCGACTGTTCGCCTTGGATCAAACCAAGTCGCAGCAGCAGGACCAGCAGCTTGCGCTCGCCGCAGACAACCAAGCCCGTACGAACGATCGACAGGATGCAGAGACACGTGCTCGCATTCTCCACGATGGTCAGGAATTGGCTCTGCAGGAAGAGAAGATCAACAAGGACCACGAAGCAAAGATGAAAGCCGCATCTAAACCTGCGGCTTCCAAGGCAGCTTAAGGACTAAATGGACGACGCAACGATCCTCGAACTGGGAGGCTTCTGTACGGAGCTTCTCAGTTCGGAGGCGTTCGCGGCGCTCACTGCAATGTATTCCCAGCAGTGCGCCACGGACATCCTCCACACAGACCCCAAGAACGCCCGAGAACGCGAAGGCATTTATGCCGCCTACCAAGGTTTCTCAGGCTTCCTCGCGCTCGCGCAGAAGTTCTCTGCCGCGCACACCAAACTAACTGAACAGAAGACGTCCGAGACCACCCCCGAAGTCGACGAGTTCGACCATGAGGGCGTCCACGACATCTATAGGAATGACGACTGATGACGACGGCTATCAACTCTAACGACGCCGCATTGAACGTAGAATACCCGGAAGAGATCAACGACGACGATTTCGTTGCTGCTCTCCTTGGCGATGGTGATCCCGAAGAGGGTGACGACGCTTCTGCAAAGAAGCCATCGAAGAAAGAAACCGAAGCCGACGAAGACGAAGAGAACGCCAACGACGCCGAGAACGAGACCCCGGACGAGGACGCTGAAGACGAGCCATCCGAAGACGAGGAAGAGAACGAAGGCGACGAAGACGAAGAGAACGACAAGGACGAAGACGACAAACCGAAGCGCAAGTTTGCCGATGACAGTGACGAGACGTACGTCAAGGTCAAGGAAGGCGACACTGAGCATGAGGTTAAGGTCTCCGACCTGAAGCGTCTCTTTGGTCAAGAGGCTGCTCTCACCCGCAAGTCGCAAGAAGTCGCCACTGAGCGAGAGGTCGTAAACGCAAAGCGGACAGAGAATGTCACTGCGTACAACGCCCTCCTGCAGCGTGCGACTGCGCGAGCGGACAAATACCGCGCTCTGCCGTGGACCCAGTACATGAAGGACCCGAATATCCCCGCTGAGCATCTGCAGGAACTCACTGCAGAGGCGAACGAGGCTATTCAGGAAGAGACGTTCCTCAAGAACGAACTCACCTCCTACGTCGAAAAGATCACTGCTGAGCAGAAGGAAGCAGCGAAGAAGCAGTCCGCTGAATGTCTGAAGGCGCTCAAGAACCCCGAGAGCAAGACGTTCATCAAGGGCTGGAATGACGCGGTCTACGCGGACATTCGAAACTTCGCAGTGGATCAGGGCTTCGACGCCAAAGTCGTAACGTCCCTCAATGATCCGGCTGCTTTCAAAGTGCTGCACATGGCGATGCAGTTCTCCAAGGGTGCCAACAAGGTCTTGACCAAGAAGGTGAACAAGACCCCGACACGCATCGTGAAGAACTCCGCATCAACCCCCGCAGTGCGCGACAGCGCAAAGAAAGTCACGGCCAAGTCGGCTGTGCAGAAGGCGAAGCAGTCAGGCTCTCAGGCCGACGCCGCCGACGCATTCCTCGCCATGTTTGATGGCGAGTAACACACCACTACATTGCAGAAGAGACTAAATTTCTAATGGCTCAGTTTCAGACTTATCAGATGGTCGGCATCAAGGAAGACGTTGCCGACGTCATCACCAACCTCTCCCCGCGCAAGACCCCCTTCATGTCGAGCATTGGCTCGGAGAAGATCACCCAGCCGCTGTTCCAGTGGCAGGAAGACAGCCTGCGCGCACCGGCCCAGAACGCTGCGGTCGAAGGCGCGGACCCGACCTTCATCACCGTCACTCCGACCACGATGAAGTCGAACTACAC